AGATTAAAGAATTGTTGAACATATACAAATCTATCGTTGATATATGTTCTCATCAAGCTGCACTTATACCAGATCTAAAGGCAAAGAATAAAGTACGGAAAGTAGGTTCGCGGTTCTCTCGGCTTGCAGGCTTAATTACATCTTTCTTAGAACACAATTATGATCACGTTTTTGATGATACAGTTGATAAGCAAATTAGCATTAAGCCAATTTTTGTATCTGATATGATGGATTTACTTCTTGGTAGATTTAATTTGTTTATGTCGGCCACGATCTCCAAGAGTTTTGCAGAGATTACATTCAATTTAGATCCAGCATCGACTGCGTATATTAACCCGGCTGAGGTATTCCCAAAAGAAAATAAGCCGCTTTTTTTCATTGGGAAACAAAATCTAAATTATCAACTCATGAAAGATCCAAACACATTTAAAGATATGGCAAAGGTAATTCAATTTATTGTCGAACATCACAAAGATGAAAAGGGTATTATTCTAGTACCGTCGTTCTATGCGTCTAGATCGCTGTCGGCTGCGCTTCCGAAGTCTGTCCGATTGTTCATACACGAACAAGGATCCAATTCGGGGGAGATCGTAGAAGAGTTTAAAAAGTACAAAGGTTCTGGAGTTTTGATATCACCTTCTATATTTGAAGGCTTGGATTTTGCCAATGATCAATCTCGGTATCAGATAATTTGCAAAACTCCATACGCCAGTTTAGGAGATTTGAGAATCAAAAAAATTGCAGACTCTTATGGGAATATTTACAGAGAAATGACTCTATATAAAATCTTACAGGGTATAGGTAGAAGCATTAGAAGTGCAGAAGATACGGCAGTCACATATTGTCTTGATAAATCATCAGAAATAATTTTTAAATCCAATCTCAATATTTGGAAAGATAGATATGAAATTAAAACGTAATTTTCTTACTATGTTTTAAATGTTTTAAAGATTTTACAAGCTGCTATTACTTAAAAAGCCCCATCGCGGGGCTTTAAAAGCAGAGTAAAATTATGTAGAAGTTTTCTGTGAAGATGGAAGATTTAAATCTACAGGTTTATCGGAATTGACTTCAGCCACCGGCCGTTTTCTTTTCTTCGAATTTACTGTAAGTTGTAAAAATTTACTTTTATTTTCTAACCGTTTCTTTATTTCTTTTGCATCAAACCAAAATTCAACACCCTTATGAACATCAAGAATTTCTGTTGGTGTTAAGAATCCACCATATGTGTTTTCTAAAATCTGCTTAATCTGCTTAGTAGAGAAGTCAACATTTGATTTTACTTGGCCTGTGGAACCGTAGGCACCGTAACTTGCTGTATGGATAAGCGAATGAGCAGATTCGGTAACCATTACATTGTTACAATTCAAAGCAATGATTGATGCAGCAGAATGACATTTTCCAGTGATAATTGCTCTGACATTAGCATTAGTTGCTTTACATGCTTCAATGATAGATAATGCACCATCTAAATCTCCCCCAGAAGAATTAATAATAAAAATAAATTGATCGAACTCTTCTGCCAAATATAAAAGATGAATTAATTCTCTGTACGTAGAAGGAGATCCAATATCCTCATCAAAAAACACAGTATGAACCGAAACTGGTTGCTTGTGTGTTTTGATCATAGAAGAAAAGTTTTCTTGCTGAATCAGTTCAATTGTTTGCTCGGTTTCATTTGTTCTATTTTTTTTCATCTTTAGCCTTGTCTGTTAATTTTATTAGTTCTTTGCCCCACTTAGTTAGTGGTTCTTTGAAAACTTCTATGTTAGCTCCACCTTCGACTACCATCAAGATAACAAGTTCTGAAATCTTTACTCCATATCTTTCCCAAACCATAATAGCATAAGCAGCACACTGTAAAAAATAAGAATTAATTTGTTCTCTGTATTTTAACTTTGATGAAGTCTTGAAGTCAATAATACAAAGTTTACCATCATATTCGGCAATACAATCTACAGTACCTGCTAATCCAAGTTTTTTGGAATACATTTGATGTTCCAAGACAAAAACTTTATCTACATGTTCCTCAAGATGTTTTTTCATAGTAAGAAAATCTTGTTTGTAAAACATTGATATGTCTTTCCATTCCCTATTTAGGAGAAGATTCTCACATGCCAGATGGATTGCAGTCCCTCTCGTGCCTGCAGCCTTAAGTACTTTGTCTGACTCTACTTTACCTACAGCTTCTTGCCATTTCTTAATATCTTCCTTTCCAGAAGAGAATTGACCCACAAAAGAAGTAACCGATCTGTACTTATTTCCTTCTGGATCAATATAATATCTTATGGGCCCAGAATCATCTCTGAAAAGCTCAAAATTCTGGGGTTTCACATCTGCATAACGAATAAAGTTTTTCATGTAATTAGTCCGAAAATGTTAACATTTTCCAAATATCTTCTAATGGACCACCTCTCCCAGAAGGAAAAATCCTGCATTCCATCAGATCTTTTTTTACCGTAATTTCTCCAAATTTGTGTGCTTCTGGTGAACTAGAAGTATGTTTGTATTCGGTTGGTGCCGAAACATTATAGCCGTGTTTCCTTGCTAAAGCTTTAGCAATTTTTCTATAGTGATCAAACATTCCGTTTTCTTTGTGCCCGATTATTCTAACTGAGTGTCCTTGATCTAATGAACCTTTAGCATGATGTAACATAGTTGCAACAAATTTTGGGTTTGGCTTGTCAGAATGAATCATTTCTCCCGAAATTTCACCTACTGCATGATGAATTTCATATGCTCCATTTCTTTTGAAAGAAGTAAGATGACCATACTTTTCTGGGTTTCCACCTAATTCATAAGTTCTATGATCAGTAACACCTTGTGCTTTCATTGCTTCATGATCTAATTCCGGGAAAATTTCTTTCTTTTCATGAGGAGCATCAAAAGATTCTAATAGTGCTGAAGCTTCATTTATTTTTTCTAAATAAGTTTTAAATGTCACAATTAGAGACCCAAACGTTCACAAGTAAGAATCCAGCTCTTGACGAAGCTGCTTCTTACTATATCATCCGTTGTGAATTGGAATGATCTAAATTCTGGCATAAGTCGAGTTACACCAAGAAAATCTCTGAACCCAGAAACGTCATTTTTAGATTTGATCAAGTCATCTTGTTTTCCATCGCCACAACAGATAAGAATTGTGTTATCACCGACACGTGAAATAACAGTAGAAAGCTCATGCCAATTCAAATCTTGAATTTCATCAACTAATATAATACAGTCTCGGAATGTAGTACCACGAAGAAACGAAGATGATATAAACTCAATCTTACCAGTTTCTTTTAACTTTTCGTATGCGGATTTATTATTTGTAAGTTCCGAACAAATCTGAACATATGGCATTTCATATACAGCCATCTTTTCATCCAGATCACCAGGTAAAAATCCTATGTCTCTAGTCGGAACTGATGATCTAATAATTATTAATTTTTTGTACTTTGCTTCTTGTTGTAGAATTTCAAGTAATGCGAAGTATACGGCCATAAAACTTTTGCCAGTTCCTACGGTTCCGTGAAGAATATATCCATCCGCATCTGCATTCTCCCATGCTTCAAAGAAATGTTTCTGTGTTTCTGTAAGGGGGGATAATTTCTTTATATCGCTTATTTTGACCATCTTTCCTGCATTTGGAGTTACCTTAACGGTCATTTCATTGATGAGTTCTTTTTCTAGTTGTTTTTGTTGTCTTGCCAATCTTTTAGCTGTACGCTCAGATTGAGTTGAAGGTGTTGATTTTCTTGGTGTTGCAGGAGCACGTGCCATTAGTAATTTCCCTTAGAGTTATTTTAGAATTGAGAATACAAAATACGATTTGGTCCTTCCTTACCGATTTAATGCTTTCATTACATGAAGCTAGAAGTTTTATCTAGATGGGATCCTGGCGCAGCTTTATGGATTTTTTTGAGTACTTCTCTAAACCCGGCGGGCACTTTAGACCCATAGCTGCCGCTAACGACTGTAGAATAGCCGATAAGCGGTGAAGAAAGCAACCTTGTTAGTTTACCAACAGAACTACAGTTTACGCAGGCATCAGCTTCTACGGCATCTCGTTCATCAATCTTTTTAGTTAGTTCTGAAACTTGCTTACACTCAGAACACATATAATCATAAATTGCCATTTGGAACTCTTTTCTTTTCAGCTGATACTATTAAATCATAAACTGTGTTTGGTATTAAAATTAAAACTACAATAGATCCAAACAAATGTGCTAATACAGCAATTGGTATTAATAATATAGTTTTTGCTATGATTTTGAATTGCATCTTAAACTAAAGTAAGTTTAGATGAGGGTGTAATGATCTTTTTAAAGCGTTCATTATAATGATTTAGCAAATCTTCGTTGGGGAACGCGATTGACGTTACTCCAGAAGGTACTGCAAAGCCAGCTTCTTTGTCTGCATATGGCATGAATTCCATCAAACCCATTCGACCTTGACCCCGTTCATCGACGTCCGTTACTAACTGTAGAATATCTCGGCAAAAATATGAACCTGCATTTTCGGTCACCGCGGCCAAAATTTCGGTGCCATCAATTAATTTTAAAATTACAACTTGTTGTTTCATGTTATTTCTCACTTTCATTATAGAGGATTTTATCTACTAGCTTTATGTCCTCACATTTTTTACATTTCAGACCGAAACAAAGAAAACCGTCTTCCTTCCAGGTGACGACATCAACTTTATTTTGTCTGAATATGTGTAAAATTTTGTGGATCAGTTTTTTCATACTAAAAAGGGAACAGAAGTCAATCCGTTCCCTTAGAGTTTCGATTGACAAAACTATTTATGCTTACATGTAAGCACGAGGTCCAGCAACCAAGAACGCCATGGCAATCATCCGGGCGCTTGGGGTACCAAACCTATACGTTGTGCCGTTGCCGGTACTTTTTGTATAGATACAGTTGCCTTTGCGCCGGAGCCGAGACACTACTTTTGAAGGTGAAGCAATACCAAGAGTACGAAGTTTAGCTGGTGTCACACTTAAGCCATTAGACAAGAGCTTAAGAATCATGTTTTCTTGTGTCATTTTAAATTCCTTTTATTAATTACGAAGATTAGTCATCAATTAGTGACTGGAAAAATTTTGAATCATCCTCATCATCTGCGACAACCGCTGGAGGTTTTGCTTTAGTTTCTGTCTTCATTGGGGGTGCTTTAACTGGATCTTCAGCAGCAATTTTAGTTAATTCATCAAGTTCTTTATCATAATCACCGGCCGAATTATTTTTTGGAGCATCTGATCCAGTAACCCAAAGAAATTTACTCTTTAGTTCTTCTGGGGTCTTAAATTTATCTGGAGTAACTTCATCTTCCAAACAATAACACTGTGACAGCACTTCATCAATGCGTTTCTTTCCACCAGCAATTGGCTTCTTGCTTGAGAACTTAGAAGTATCATAGTTTGGA